CTACTAAAATGAAAAAAGCAGATATTTTTAGAATGGTTGCTAAAGATCAAGATGTAACTGTACAAGATGTAAAAAACATTGAAAAAGTTTTTGCTTATGAAGCAGGCGGTGGTGGTAAAGAAAATTTATTAGGAGAATTTGTTCAAACTAGTAGAGCTATGTTTAAAGATCCCACCGAACTTCAAAAAATAGCAGAAGATTTTGGAGGAGGCTCAGTTAATAGAGAGGCTAGAAAAAAAGCAGGCAAAGCAATTTTAGGAACTGCTGCTGTTGCAGTTCCCGTCACAGTGGGACTTAGTTATTTAGCTTTCTCACCTGCACAAGAAGCTCAAATAAAAGAAAACAAAACTTCTACAGTTACTGATATTACTTCAGGAACAATGGATTCTGCTTTTTCAAAGGCTTCTAAGAACCCAACTAAATATGTATTTATGAAAGCAGGACAGCCTCATTTTAAATACAAAGGTAAAGATGTTCCTTTTGCATTAGCAACTGAAGAAGACGATGTTGTTCTAGACATGACACCCCGCAGTAAAAAAGCTGAAGGTGGTTATGACGCTGTAAAAGGCTATAAAGATATGTACAACATGTTTGAACGTAATCTTGCAGCAGCAGAAAGTGCAGAGCAGCGAAAAGTTATTGAAGAAAACTTTTTAAAAGATACTCTTAATGTGAGTGACACTACTAAGATAGCTGCTTTAAAAGAAATGGAAAAGGAGCGAATGGCTCGTGAAGGCATGGATAAAGGCGGTTTACCAGACCTTACAGGCGATGGAGAGATTACTCAGGCAGATGTCTTAAAAGGACGTGGAGTATTTAACGAAGGCGGCTCTATGATGATGCCCCCTGAAGGTATGCCAGTAGATACCTATCCTAACATACCAGAAGATGAAATGGATGAAGCACTGGCTTCACAGCTTCCAGACGATGAAATGGAAGATGATTATATTAGTTACGTCATGGATGAATCCCTTGACGATGATGAACAAGATTACCTAGCAAATGTATTACAGAATGATCCAAGACTATCAGATATCTTGGACAAAGTAATTACAGTTGCTAGTGAGTTTTCGGGTGCTGGAGAAGTTGAAGGCCCCGGAACTGGTGTATCAGATTCTATCCCCGCTCGTTTGAGTGACGGAGAGTTTGTATTTACCAGAAAAGCAACCGACCAGATTGGTGCGGATCAGCTTCAAACAATTATGGATGATGCTGAACGTGCTTATGATGGCGGTTATCAAATGAAGGCTATTGGCGGTTATATGCAAGAAGACCCTGAAGAGCAAGATTTACCCCTCAGTAAAACCGATGAGGAAATCAAAAAGCTTATGATGGGTGCAAATAAGATGCCTAGTCTTCGGTAATTTTACGGCTACCTTGGTAAGACAAGCCCCATAAACTCGACGGAGTTAATATGGCTACCTTGCAAGACACAAGCCCCGTGAAGGAGATTGAGAATGTCAGAAGTACAAGAAGAAGTTAGTAATCCATACAATGCTCGTAAGCCTTGGCACGAAGCTGATAAGCCCAGTGGAGGCAGTGCAGATGGATTATTTTTTGAGCCGTCTCAGGCTACCCTTGAAGAAGAGGCCCCTGAAGAAGAAGCTCAACCCCGAAAGAGGACTAACTATAAGAAACGATACGATGATCTAAAGAAACATTATGATCAGAAACTTGGAGAGTTTAAACAAAAGGAACAAGAACTCCTTGCGATGGCTCAACAAGCACAGCCCCGTTATGAACCGCCTAAGTCTGAAGAAGAGTTAGAAAGTTTTAAAGAGGAATATCCTGATCTGTATAACACTGTTGAATCTGTAGCACATATGCAGAGTCAACGGCAGGTAGCGGAACTTGAAGCGCAACTACAGGCTATGCGGCAACGTGAGTCTGAAGTATTACGTAGAGAGGCTGAAACCACTTTGCAACAGCGACATCCAGACTTTGAGGACATCAGAGGGGACGAGCAGTTTCATTTGTGGGCTAAGGAGCAACCTGAGCAGATTCAAGATTGGGTTTATAATAACCCTGATAATGTTGCTTTAGCTTCAAAAGCTATTGATCTTTACAAATTGGAAACTGGTGTTACTCAAAAACAACAGCCCAGAAAGAAACCTCAAGGTTCGGCAGCAGATATGGTATCAACTAAAACAACTAACGTAGATGCTGGTCAACCTAAGATCTGGACTGAACGGGAAATCGCTGCTATGTCCCTAGATCAGTTTGATAAATATGAAGAAGATATTAAACAAGCAATGATGGAGGGTCGCGTAGTAGCATAATTAATTGTGTTATTAGGAGAATATTAACATGGCTTATAATGTAAGTGACCAATTCTTTGAACCGTCTACAGATACCAATGCTAACTTTGGTAACTCTGTAGCAGGACAAACCAACTCGTTCTTCCTGCCTAAAGTTTACTCTAAGCAGGTACTGAACTTTTTCCGTAAGGCTTCTGTGATTGAAGGTATTACGAACACTGACTATGCTGGTGAAATCGCAGCATTCGGTGATAGTGTACGAATCATCAAAGAGCCTGAAATTACTGTTTATCAGTATGAGCGTGGTCAAGATGTGACCGCTACTAAGTTGACTGACCAAGAAGTAACTCTGGTTGTTGACACGGCTAACGCATTTAAGTTTATCGTAGATGACATTGAAACTAACATGTCTCACGTTAACTTCCGTGACGTTGCTACGTCTTCAGCAGCTTACTCTTTGCGTGATGCTTTTGACCAAGGTGTACTGGCTTCTATGTTTGCTGGTGTGTCTGCTTCTAGCCCTGACCATATCCTTGGTACAGACGCTACTGCTGACCTTGCTGCTGGAACCTTTGACGGTACTGGTAACCTAGACCTTGGCTTTGCTTCAGGTGAGCACGATCCTCTGGATATCATGGCACGTATGGCACGTTTGCTAGACGAGCAGAACATCCCAGAAGAAGGACGATGGTTCGTAGCTTCACCACAGTTCTACGAAGTACTGTCTCAGTCTAGCTCTAAGCTGTTGAACGTAGACTTCAACGCTGGTCAAGGCTCCATCCGTAATGGTTTGGTAAGCTCTGGCAAGCTGCGTGGTTTTGATATGTACAAGTCAAACAACATTCCTTCGGTAACTAATGCCGCTGGTCAATGTCTGGCTGGTCACATGTCTTCTACGGCAACGGCTCAAACGATCACCAGCACTGAGGTCATCCGTGACCCAGACAGCTTCGGTGACATTGTTCGTGGTCTACACGTTTACGGTGCTAAGGTACTGCGACCAGAAGCTCTGGTTTCAGCCTTCTACGGTATCGACTAGACCTTTTAGGTGGGGGCTGCTTCGGTGGCCCCTTTCCTTTTTTACTGGAGATTATAATGCCCCAACTTGGATCTGATGCGAAGCCACTAATGATGAGACAGACTATTGCTGGTAAAGGCAGTAGAATCCGCAAAGGAACTAATTACGCACGTTACAAAGATAACTTTGATAAAATTTTTAATAAAGACTCTGAGCCTGAATATGATACAGAGTTTGAAGGCGCTAGAGCAATTAGTAAAACTTTTTCAATGGAGCAAGACTAATGATGTACGGTAAAGATAAAAAGAAAGGCATGATGTACGGCAGTATGGTACGTCAAGGTAAAATGGTCGGTGGACGCTCTATGTACGGTAGTGGCGGCTTTGCTTCTATACAAGACATGGAAAGGATGTGCGGCAGTAAAACAGTAACGCAGAAAGTAAAATGAAAGTAGCTGCTCCTAAAGGCTACCACTGGATGAAGTCCGGCAAGTCTTACAAGCTTATGAAAGATCCTAAAGATGGTTACAAGCCTCATAAGGGTGCAAGTAAATCAGCAACCTTTGAGGTTCAAAAGGCGCATAAATAATGGCAACATATCTAGATTTAACAAATGAACTCCTACGGGAGATGAATGAGGTAGAGCTTACAAGTTCTAGCTTTGCTTCTGCTGTGGGTATTCAACAACATGTTAAAGACTCTATTAACAGAGCTTATCTAGATATTGTTAATGAAGAACCTCAGTGGCCTTTTCTTGCTGCTAACCTAAGTGGTGAAACAGATCCTATGTACGGTAATGTATACGTAGAGACTGTAGTAGGACAACGCTGGTATAATTTAAAGCCTACTAGTTCTTCTTTAACTACTGACTACGGCTACATTGATTGGGACAACTTTTACTTAACTACAGTAGGCGTAGCAGGTGAAGCAGCGCCATATACTGCACGTAACTTACGTTTTACTACAACAGAAGCTTGGAAAGACTATAGACGTATTCCAGAAAACTTAGACGATGCAGATACCCAACAGTACGGTGTGCCTGATCGTGTAATCAAAAGTCCTGATAACCGTAAGTTTGGTCTTAGCTCTATTCCAGATAAAGTATATCGTATTTGGTTTTACGCTTATGTATTACCCACAGAGCTTGCATCCTTTGGTGATGAAACAGTATTCCCAAATACTTACAAGCCTGTATTGCTTAATAGAGCTAGATATTATATCTATCAGTTTAAAGAAAGCCCACAGTTTTCTGCCTTTGCTCTTGAAGACTACAAGCGTGGCTTACGTTTAATGAAACTTAATTTGATGAATCCTAATCCCGGTGAGTTTAAAGATGACCGTATGAGGTTTGTATAATGTCTCAGCCGTTTGGTTTATCAACTAAAGGCGGTTTATTTACTAGCCTTAACCAGCTTGAGATGCTGGGTCAGCCGGGAGTTGCTTCTAAGCTTACAAACTTTGAAGTAGACACTGACGGTGGCTATCGCCGTATTAATGGCTTTACTATCTTTGGAGGCGGTTCAGCGGTACGTCCTAATGGTGCTAACAAAGTACTAGGGATTAGAGGTTATGCTGATGGTGTAATAGTTTGTTCAGGCACTGGAATCTTCTTTAGTCAAGACGGAACCTCATGGATTTCTATAGCTAAACAAAGTGTTCATAGCAGTGGGGATAACTACTCAACTTTTACAGGTCGTTCAGACTTAGCTCGCACTAATCAAAAACAAACTAACTTTTCATTCTTTGAAGGTTTGTCAGACTACGGTGAAATACTTATATGTGATGGCGTTAACAAGCCTTACTTTTTTAGGATGGAAGGTACTGGTGCTTTAAATTCACGTACTTTTTTTGCTGGTGAAGTAACTGTAAGCGGTACTGTTGCTCCGGCAGTAGGTACTATTCATGACAAGCATTTTGTAGTTGCTGGTGCAGGTGCTGCATCTAATACAATTTACTACAGTCATACAAATGATCCTGATAACTTTTCAGGAACTGGGGCAGGCTCTATTGTACTTGAAGACCAAGTAGTAGGTCTAGCTAGTTTCCGTAGTGATCTTATTATCTTTTGTAAAAACAGTATTTTTAAACTATTAAACATTAACGATTCTAGTGCTATTACAATACAACCAGTAACAAAGAACGTGGGTTGTATGGATGCACAGAGCATTCAGGAAATTGCAGGTGACTTGTTATTCTTGAGTCCTGACGGTCTTAGAACCGTTGCAGGTACGGTACGAATTGGTGACGTTGAATTAGGAACTGTGAGCAGACCTATTCAACCTACAATTAAAAGTATTGCAGCAAACATTGATAATTTAGATCTTACAAGTGCTGTACTTAGAAGTAAATCACAATACAGATTATTTTATAACACAGACGGTACAGCTAATGCTGCCGCTAAAGGTGTTATTGCTACATTAACAAATGAAGGTTTTCAGTATTCAGAAACTGAGGGTATCAAAGCTACTGCTTTAACATCGGATTTAGACGTAGACGGTATTGAACAAACGTGGCATGGAGATAGTGACGGCTATATCTATAATCATGATGATGGTATTTCTTTTGATTATGGTGGTAGCCCTGCTGACATTAGAGCGTCTTATCAGACACCTAATTTAGACTTTGGTGATGTAGGCACTAAAAAGACTTTACGTTATGTACGGTTGTCTATAAGTCCTGAAGGGGCTGTTCAGCCTACATTACGTGTACGTTATGATTATGAAGATCCTGCAATAGCACAACCTTTAGATTATATATTAGATAGTATTCCTCTGCCTAGTATTCTTGGATCAGGTATATTTGGAGCCAATGTATTTGGTGCTCCAGCAGATCCTTTAGTACGTCAAACAGTACAAGGCAGTGGACATACTGTAAGTTTTATTGTAACAAGTTCAGATCAAAAATCGCCATATACAGTGAATGGTCTTTATATAGACTACACTCCATCAGGAAGGAGATAATAGATGGCTCAGAGCTATACCAGACAAAGTACATTCGCTGATGGAGATACTATATCAGCATCGTTATTTAATAACGAATATAACCAATTAGTAAACTCTTTTGCTTACTCTTCTAGCAGTGCAGTAAGCACAGGCCACAGACACGACGGTACTGCCGGACAAGGCGGTAATATTTTTAAGATTGGTGATCTTGATTTTCTTAACAAGATTGAGGTAGACGGAACAAACAACCGTCTTGGTTTTTATGTAGAAGTTTCTAGTGCTGCTGTAGAGCAGATTCGTATTCAAGACGGTGTTATTGTACCTGTTACAGATAATGATATTGATCTAGGTACTTCTTCTTTACAGTTTAAAGATTTGTATATTAACGGTACTGCAAACCTTGACAGCCTTGTATTAAGTAGCGGATCTACAGTTACTGCTATCCTTGATGAAGATAATTTAACTTCTAACAGTGCTACATCATTAGCTACTCAGCAGTCTATCAAAGCTTACGTAGATGCACAAGTAACTGCTCAAGACTTTGACTTTAGTGCAGACTCTGGTGGTGCTTTGAGCATTGACCTTGATAGTGAGGCTATGACCTTTACAGGCGGTACAGGTATTGACACGTCTGGTTCAGGCAATGCAGTAACCTTTGCAATTGACAGTACTGTGGCAACTCTTACAGGTTCTCAAACCCTTACTAATAAGACTCTAACAAGCCCCGATATCAACGGTGGTACTGTAGACGGTGCAACTATTGCTACGTCTAATATTACTGTAGGGGCTGGAAAGACTTTAAATGTCTCAGGAGGCACTCTAACACTTGCAGATAATCAAATCTCTGGTGATAAAGTAGAAGGCGGTACTATTGCTGCTACTACTATTACAGACTTAACATTTGGAAGTCTTAACGATGGCTCAATCAATGTAACTGCATTCGTAGATGAAGATACTATGTCTTCTAACAGCGCAACGCTTGTGCCTACTCAACAGTCTGTTAAAGCCTATGTAGACTCTCAAGTTACTGGTTCTATCGTATCAAGAGATTATGGTAGTGCTGCAAGCCCTGTAACATTTGCAGTTACAGTAGCTTCAAAAACTTCAGCACATCCTTATAGTGGTGACGGTTCTAGCAATGCATATTTTTTAAATGGTGAACAGTCTCCAGCATTATCTTTACTGGGTGTAGATAGCGTCACAAGCTCTAGTGAATATTACTATAAGTTTGATCAATCTGATTCTTCAAATACTGGACATCCATTACGTTTCTACTATGACGCAGCTAAGACTTCTGCGTACACAACTGGTGTAACAACTTCAGGAACTCCCGGAAGCTCTGGTGCTCATACTACAATAGCTGTTACATCTGATACACCTAATATTCTATATTATCAGTGTAGCTCACATGCTTATATGGGTAACCATGCTACAGCAATTACTACTACAATAGGTACGACAGGAGCTTTAAAACTTCCTGTCGGTACTACAGGGCAGCGTCCTACGGCTTCAGCAGGTCAGTTCAGATACAACAGCACAACTGGAAAGTTTGAAGGTTACACTACTTCTTGGGGAGACATTGGAGGTGGCGAAGCTCAGTTTACGCTAGACACAATGACAGGCGACGGAAGCGACACAACGCTTACCATGTCTGTGACACCTGCTTCTGAAAACTCTATTCAAGTTTATTTTGATGGTGTATATCAGCATAAAGACACGTTCAGCTTTAGCGGAACTACACTTACTTTCAGCACTGCCCCAGCTTCAGGCGTTGCTGTTGAAGTTATTATTATTTCTACTGTTGCTGCTTCAACAACTCCGGGCGACGGTACGGTTACTACAGCTAAATTAGCAGGCGATGCAGTTACACAAGCTAAGATTGCCGACGATGCTGTAGGAGCAGATCAGTTAGCGGCGAGTGCAGTAGTCACAGCTTCTATAGTAGATGACGCAGTAACAGCCGCTAAACTAGCTTCTAATGCCGTAGTGACTGCTTCTATAGTAGATGACAATGTAACTCAGGCTAAGATTGCAGACGATGCTGTTGGTGCTGACCAGTTAGCTGCAAGTGCAGTAGTTACAGCTTCTATAGTAGATGATGCTGTAACAGCAGCTAAACTTGCCTCTAGCGCAGTTGTAACAGCTTCTATAGTAGATGATGCCGTGACAGCAGCTAAGATTGCTTCTGAGCCTGTGACAGTTGGTATAACCTCAGTAGTTACCAGTGCGAGCATAACAGCTACGGTAAACACACATGTATATGTTGATACTGCTGGAAGAACCATCACATTACCTGCGTCCCCTACAATTGGTCAAAGAGTTTTAATTACAGTTGGAAACTTTACAAACACAGTAGTTGGACGTAACGGAAGTAACATTATGTCTAGTGGTACTGATATGACACTAGATAAAGAATATCTTTCAATTCAATTTATTTATACAAACTCTACAGTAGGATGGGCAATGGCATGAGCAACTTTACAGATTTTATTAGCGGTGGTGGAGATGCAGCACCAATACCCACAACACAGTTTGTTATTGGTCAGTCAAAGACTTTTACAGCGCCGTTAACAGGCAGGATCAAAGTCATCATTACTGGTGGTGGAGGTCAAGGAGCATACCTTTACAACTCAAGCAGTTCTATTAACGCTAATACTGGGGATGCTACAGGCGGTGGCGGTGGTGGTTACAGCGAAAAAACTTTCAATGTAACAGCAGGAGAAACCTTCACTGTCACTGTTGGCGCTGGAGGTGCATACACAGGATCAATGAATAACCTCAACTCTTCAAGAGTGGGTAGCGACGGAGGTAACTCTAGCTTTGTTACAGCTTCCGCAGCAGAGTCTGTGAACATGGTTGCTAATGGTGGTGGTGGTGGACAGTTTAGTGCAGGCACCTCTAGTGCTGTTTCTACTGCTGGAGGAACAGGCGGTGCAGCTAGTGGTGGTGACTTTAATTACACTGGTGGCGCTGGTGGATCTATCTCAAGAGTAGCCGGATGTCAGTATAATCCTACAGTAACAGGGGGAGGCAATGTTGCTCTTTACGGCACAGCCTATCATGGCGGTAACGTGACCATGACATCCGCTGTTGGCAGTCAAGATAAGCTTATTGCTACTGGCGGCGCAGGGGTTGGTGGTAGCGGGGGTGATGTCCTTGGTATAGATAGCACTGGGAGCAGAACATACCGATCACGCGGCGGTAGCTCGTCACGAGATGGCTATACAGATTATCTTACTACCACTGAAACGTCAAATAGTGACGGCACTTCAGGCGGCCCAACTGGTTCTACGATCAGCGTTATTGACGCTCAGGGCACTGGCGGGTACAGCAGAGGAGCGTATAACTCCTCTGTTTACTCTGGTAGCGGGGGTTTTGGCGGTGGCGGTGGTAGTGCTGCGGGATGGAATCAAAGCAATAGCACTACACGGTCTTTTGAGTGTGGTGTGGGTGGAGGCTTTGGAGGCGGTGGTAGTTTAGTTTGGATAAGTGATACTAATTACAGCGGCAACGCATATATAGGCACTAGAGCAGGGGGAGATGGTGGCGGTGGCTCAGGTGCTTTTAGCGGTCTTATTCATTCTATGACATCTGCCACTAGTCGTAATTGGGGTGCAGGTGGTGATGGCATGTGCATCATCATGTTTGTTTAACGGAGGCTACAATGGCTATTTATATTATAAAGAATGAAAGCAACGAAGAGATTAACCGCATTGTAGCTGACCTAGCGTTTGCTGAAGCGAACTACGCTGGTAGATACGAAGAGGTTATTCCTGTTACCGACTCTGTGCCAGAAGAAGATGCTGCAAGGTTGTGGCGTAATGGTGAGCTAGAGTCTACAGACAAAGCAGCACAGACCCCAGACTGGCCTAACAGAGATAACATCTTAACGTATCGTCAGGCACTACGGGATTGGCCTAGCACGTCAGACTTCCCAGACACTCGTCCAGAATTAGGAGCGTAAAATGGCTTTAACAAAAGCACACAACCGGCTTGTATCTGGATCAACGAAGAACGTCGTTGACTACGGTGCAACTGGTGACGGCAGTACGGATGACACCACTGCAATACAGGCAGCTATCACGTCTACCTATGGCAATTTGACAAGCACTGGTAATACCTTGAACCTCCCTCGCGGTGTGTTTAAGACTAGCGCGACGGTAGAGGTCAACAACAGCGGTCAAACGTACAACGTAGACAACATCACTTTGAAAGGCGCGGGGCGGCAGAGCACTGTCATCGACACCGCTACGGCTACATCAGGGCCGGGCGTCGAGTTGGTTAAGGGTATCTTTAACCACGTTTCTGACCTAACGGTACTGAACGCTACAACGTCCGGTATTAACCTAGAGTCTGTTGGTAATACGTTTGCTTCCAACCGCAATAGCTTTGACAAGGTGCAGGTGAAGTCTAGCGGCACTGACGGCTTTGCGTTTGAGCGATCCTACTTAGGCAAGGTGTCGGGCTGCAACTCGGAGGAGAACGCGCAAAACGGGTTCTATCATAACTTTGAGATCCACACGTCGTGGACGCTGGACAACAACTACGGCAGGTTGAACGGTACGCCTGACTCTTCTGCGCCTACCTTCTACACACACGCAGGGTTTAAGAGCGACTTCAATGTTTACTCATCCTACATCTCTAACGCGGCGGATGAGAACCGATACGGCTACCACATACTAGGCAACCGTGGTGTGTCGTTTATATCCAATGGTGCTGAGTTCAATGCCCGGTCGGGCTTCTACTTCGAGGGTTCGTCCAGCTACGAGATCAACTGGTTATCGGGTATAGGGAATACCTGTGGTGGTAACAACAAGCAGAATAGCGGTTTCGCTAACCACTCCCACGTTAAAGCGAATAACAACGTTACAAACTTCGTGGTGCAGAAGCAGCCTGTATCCTTCTCTACTACTGTTGGTGGAACCTATGACTTCATCGCTACAGGTCAAGGCGCTAAGTTAGTTCTCGAAGATCCGCTGA